ATACTAATACATTATGCTGGTGATGTGATTAGAAGATCCCTTAGAAAAGCATTCCACTGAGCAGCCCTAAGAGGCCAACTATAGTAATTATCGAAGTAGACCTTCTGGAACTTCAGTTTAGATTGGTTAGTCTCAGACCAATAATTGATAATTACATTATTAAGCACATTAGCAAACACATTAGCATGTTTGTTATTGTTCTCCTGCCAACCATACATGCTAGCAAAGTTAGCGCAGGTCTCCGGTAACGCAGCGAAGTTGGGGCACACTACATGTACACCAGCACTCATAGCTTCAATAACAGATATACACGAAGTTTCTGGCCATATATTAGGATAAGCATAGATATGAGCCTTACGCAATGCAGCACGAACAACATCGTTTGGCTGATAACCATGGTAAATCATTCTGGGGTTCTTATCGATCCTATCAAATAGGTGCTGGTACTGCATATCCCTTTGCTTCCAACCATAGATTTCAAAGGATGAATACACATCTAGGTGAATGTTATCGTGGTACTCGCATAGCTTTTCAAACACCGGTACCAGAAGCTCCAGACCGCGGTGAGGTGTGGTATGATACACTAACCGCAATATACTGCTTTTTTTGTCATTATCTTCCAGCGGAATCGGATCAATCGCATTCTGAAGTACTACGCCATTTTCATATGGAACACCCCGACACATATTAAATGATGCTTGCTGGTAATGAGATACGAACACTAGTTTGGCAAACTTAGCTCTATTCTCTTTCTCTGATAGATGCTCTGACTCTGGATCATCCCAGGTATCATGTAGGACTAACAGTTTCTTCTTATTTGGTATTAGGTTCTCGGCTCTTACTCTACTATGAATGATTTGAACTTGATCTCTTATATCGGCATTCAACTCCTTTAGAATCCTAGCTGCCATCATTTCAGTACCCCCCTTGGATCCTATATGAGAGTATGTACCATCTGGTCCTGGTCCTAGGTTAGTAGAACTTTCTTTTAGCCCCGTAATTGTAAGAGTCACTGATTATCTCCATATCCACCAGAATGATCATCGATGTATAATTCGACATATTCAATTGCTGATTCATATGACACGTTGCTGGTACTTGGTATATACCGATCCCAGTCAGATGGATCAAATGCTCTTGCTAACCCCTTAAAGGTTCTCAATAGAGCAAGTGTTCCTCGAAGGGCCGCTAGATCACTCATCTTGGGCTTTGACTTTAAAAGTATGATCACCCCAAGCAACTCTTGCTTCTACACGAATGTATCGGCGGTTTGTCTCAGTGGTAATCGGATTAGGTATAGTCACATATACTCTTTTATTTACCCTCCATAACGCTATCTCATTTAGTCTTACTAGAGCGAGATTTGCTCGCCGCTCTCGCCTAATTTCCTTGCTTATTGGGCTTCTCATTTATTTTCTCCATTGGATATTCTACACATACACAGATCCAGAGCAGCAACTACAAGACTCGCACCGCGATAAGAGCTAAACACTAGCACAGCTCCAGATTCATCAATTAACGATAACCACTTAATCGTATCTCCATAATATATCTCTACTCTCCACATATATGATGATTATCTTCTCATTTTCGCTATGTCTTCTGCGTCTTTTCGACTGAACACTGGAACTAAACAACTCTTATGTAAAACAGCAATGCCCAATAACTTATTTCCACTATACACCATCGGATTCTTAGCTGTACCATTTGCAGTTGACGGAATAACATTGGAAACTGGAGCAACATCATATGTAGTGTAATTCAAAGCATCATATACCCACTTACTTGGTGGCGTACTCCGATTACTGCATTTCATCACATTCAATACGAATCGATCATGCGCAGCACGTAGATTTGCATACTTCTTAGATTTATTCTTACGCTGCTTAGTAAAAACTGTAGCACATCGATATATCATTCGCAATACTCCGCGCTCTCTGTGAACCATGCAGTCAGTGTTATGCGTTGGCCCGTTGTCACTTTAGTCACACTATGTACCAAATTGCTAGGAAATATTATCACAGATCCTTGCATAGGCACAGATTCGTAAATAGTGCTATCTCCACGAATCAAAGTTTTACCACCATCATACGTATCATTCATATATGCTACCGTCGTGTAGATTCTACGAGCGGGATCTTCCGTTGATGACCCAGCATATCCAGAATCCGAATGATAATCCATATACCTATTCTTTCTCCATAACACAATATCTGTAAAGTGTGGGTATACAATAATATTATTGTAACACATCGAAATTGCTTGAGCAAGTCTATATTTGTATGCAGATATAATCTTCTTTACATCAGAATCCTGAATATCATATGATATATTATCACTTTCCACCCACGGAAGCTCATTCATATTCTTAGCTTTGCGATTGTCTTTCTTAGCATCACATATGTATTGTGTAATTCTATCGCAATCTGCAAAACTCAATATAGAATCATATCTGTATATTGGAGGATCAAACATGCTAATTTGCTCAATCATAATGGCGGAAGCGGTAGGATTCGAACCCACGAGGGGCTTACACCCCTGCCGGTTTTCAAGACCGGTGCCATCATCCACTCGGCCACGCTTCCCTGATGTTGGTTAAAAGTCTATTAGTCTGCCGAGATCGCGCGGCCGATCATAGTTGAATTCATATTGCCCATATTGGCTTGTTACAGAGTAATCCTTTATGGAATCAATACGAAAAGACCGCCAATCCTTTACATCTAAATCCCACACAGAAAGAACATCCACATTTTCCTTTCGTGTGGATTCCTTCTGCATAGATAGTGGAAGATGAACTTCCCTAAGGGTACAATTCATGATACGATTTGTACCATCCTTCTTAGTAAACATAACCGTAAGATCATCGGTCTGAAGTATCTTCTTTAACTTGTCTTTAGTTATATCCATTAAAATTACTCCACTGTTCAAGGCTTGTTCGGCTGCATATATTTTCTGTACTCATTGTCTGGCCTGGGCTAATCCCACATCGTCCTAAAATATTTTCCAAACAATCTTAGCCCATTGTCAATTCGTCGGCTGTGGGCCGAGTGTCCTTCACTGTCAAACACATGAGTGTTTTTGGGACCAGTGATCATTTCACTCAGCTCGGTTTCCAGCTTCTTCCACTGCATGTCGTGTTTACCGCTATGATACTGAGATTCCCAGTCCGTGTCAGGATGCAATTGCGTAAAGGTCCAGATCATTTCGTCCAGGATCCAATCCCAACGCTGAAAGTGATTGCTGTCAGTATCACATTCGTTTTCCTTGGGTGCTGCTTCAGTGCTGCGAAGGCCCATCCCTTTGGGCACGTCATCCTCATCTGCGTATGGTGCGCCGTCCTTGGTTGCATTCAGTTGCTTTAGCATGGGCAACACAATTTGACTCAGGGTAGAATACATGTCCCAGGTGTCCCAGCGGTCAATTTTTACATAGTTGATCTTGGGATGAACAAAGTCCAGCAATCTCATAAGCCAGGTGCAGGGCCGAATCAACCAGTCAGTATAATGATCGTTCTTGTCGTCATAGAGATCAAACTCAGGATCAGTCCACTTTTTCCAGAATAGCACCACGGTCATGATGGTGTAGGGACTGAGCCAGTGATCTCGATATCGTCCAATAACAACTTTCATGTCTTGCTCCAGGCGATTTGGTAGTTCTAACTCTCATTCTTCTTAGTAAAAAGAACAATGAGATTATTCTTCTTTAGCATCTTCTTTAGATTACCCTTAGTGAATTTCATAATATATCCTTTCATTATTCGTAAATCATCACTTTAGTATTATAACGTGACCCGATAAGATATGCAAGTCTTTCATCTAACTTGTATGGTGAAATATGTGCAGGTAGTGAAGATACGAAATCATTATCCATTTTGTAAAATCTAAGATAAAGATTATGTATATCATATCCGTGATTGGTTAATTTTTTTGCACCAGGATGATCTTCACAATCTAAATTTGTTTTTCGACATACTGCAATATATCTTGAAATTCTATTTTTTAGATTTCCTACACCACAATATGCTACAAATTTTTCTTTATTTGTAAGGAAAAGGCCTTTTCCTTCATGAATGTAATATATCACATATAAGGCAAAGAAATTCAAACCTTCTATGATATTGGAATTTTCATCCTTGATATGAAATCCCCCCTTAGTATTAGGATTGTATTCTATCTTACAAAGAGGGTAATTGTTTATCTTTTTGATCAGGGGCATTAGAATATCTGTGTATTCTAGATAAGGTTCTCCCCACAAATTGTTCTTCATTCTCAACTCCAGACAATATTTTATTGAACTAAGATAATTATATCAAAATAAATTGATATTGTCAACTCCTTATTTCTTTACTATGACTTTACTTTTCCACCCTAAAAAATCGATCCAACTTTCGTGCCCAACAGTTATTGGAAATTTCTTTCGTGATTCCAGCAATTGATAATAATTTGGTTTGAATGGCATTATACGAGGCTTCCATCGCCCAACGGGTGTCTGACTTCCTTTAGCATAGTTGCAATCATAACAAGATGATACTATATTAGTCCACTCATATCTGCCACCACGGCTCTTTGGAACAACGTGATCACATGTCATTTCAGTGAATGTAATTGGCTTTTCACAATAAACACAAACACCATGATCGCGATAATACAAAGACTCTGCGCGTAGCTTTACATTTTCCTTTATGCGGGTTCTATCCAATCTTGCGATAACACTTGGCCATTTCATCTTTAGATTTGGTGTTAGAATGTATCGATTATATTCAAACACGATACGGCATGATTCATTGCATATTCTTGTGACAGCATCTTCGACTGGTAGAGTGTGCATCGGAAATAGTGAAATAGGAAAATAATTATAATCTAAAACTAACGTTCTAAGACCGATCACGAATCATACCCTCTCTTTATCGAGTGTTGGGCTTTATCGATAAACTCACACCCTTATTGTATATCTTGTTATAAAAATAAAGTTCAGCAGTATCAACCGGATAAATCCAAAACTTTTCCTTATCCTTAGTTGATAGGTTATCAAACCAATTCCAAAAAGAAAGTTTAAACGCAGAATCATTCCAATCAACTGTTTCTATGTCTTTACTTATCGCTATCATTAACATTTCCTACTATGTATGTTTCACTATGAATGGTGCCCCCGCCATGATTCGAACACGGGACCTATCGCTTACAAGGCGATTGCTACTACCAACTGAGCTACAGGGGCTTATACTATACTGATATGTGGCGGAGCAAGAGGGATTCGAACCCTCGGTAGGGCTTTACAACCCTACAACGGTTTAGCAAACCGTCGCCTTCAGCCGCTCGGCCATTGCTCCAAATTATTTCTTCAACTTAAATACACCAATTATGAATGTAACACATATACACGCAAATGCTATAAAAATCAGCACTAGCACAGAATCATCAATGTTTCCGATTCTATTTGCTTTATCATATAGATGGTTAATTATGGGTGTGTTCATTTCACATTTCCTGTGTGATTGGTGCGCTTACCAGGATTCGAACCTAGAACAAGGGTTTAGAAGACCCTAGTGATATCCATTTCACCATAAGCGCCTATGTGGATTCAGAATCTGTTTCAATAACAGCGAAATCCCTGAAATATGGATTTCTTTTCTTTTCTCTTTCTATGTTATATGAAATATATTCATATACATCGAGAACTAATTTTCTTGTGATTAAACTATAAATTATACACCCTCTAAGACAGGGGCTCACAATGTATGCGTTATCTATGTAGCTTCGTTTAACTATAGCTTGCCACACATAACTTTGAAGAAATCTAACTTCTGTGTAGATTTTAGGTTTCTTTTTATATTTCGGTGGTATACAACCAACGCAATATAAATGCGTTGTTGTGTTGTATATAACAAATGCATTTAACTCTGGATAGAGGATGTCATTCATATTTCACCTATAAAATAAATGGTGGAGCCTAAGAGTATTTTAAATCCCATAGTCGAATTCTCTCTAGTAACTCCTCATAACTTATGTGATTTTTCACACCCTTTGAACTATTTTCGGACTGACGCAACAATCGACAGTTTGCGGGATGCGCTAAATGTTCCGCCGAAATATTATTATCGAACCCATATCTAACGGATACCATATGATCACGAGAAACACCGTATAAATTGTCTCCGTTGTTTTTTGCTTTATACCAACCATGTTCCGTTATTAACGATAATTCGAATTCGTTAGGATAATCTTTTACGCTAAACCTAAATGCACAATCTGCCCGATAATTTATTAGACTTGGCCTACTTTCTCTCCTGCGTTTCTGCGCCTGGCTTCGGCACGATCCGGAACAAAACTTTTTTGCACTACCAATTTCAAAGGTTCCGCCACACCACAAACATCGAGCGGTTTTTATAGTTTTATATCTCTTGCCTGTTAATTTTTCTGATATTTTGATTCTGGCGGCATCTGACATTCTCCAGCCATCAATTGTTCTCTTTCTATTGTTAAATGTAGCGGAACATTGACTATTACAGAATTTATTTTGCCGTAGATCAAATTCAATTGAAGTATTACATTCTGAACACATCGTTGGATTACGATAATATTCTTCTTGAAGAATCTTTTTCGTTCCAAGTTTTTTGACAGAAATTTCTGCATATTTACCATTATTACCAGATGAATATTTCTGTGATAATAGATGGACTCTATCGTAATGCGTAAAGATACCCTTTTTAGATATTTCTCGCTTACAAACAATGCAACAAACTAATTCTTTCATGGAGGCTCCAAAAATACTCTATTATGTTCTATTTAGTCATTTCTACTCCTTGGTGGAGTAAATATGACTTGAACTAAAGTATTTTTGGAGCCTGTCGGGATCGAACCGACGACCTATTGGTTGCAAACCAATTGCTCTCCCAAACTGAGCTAAGGCCCCGTGATTGGTACCCGGTGACGGAATCGAACCGCCGTCGTCGCCGTGTAAAAGCGATGCTAATCCCCTCAGCTAACCGGACCCATTGGTGGGGAATAGAGGTAATGCTCCCCTTCTTCCTGCATGTAAAACAGGCACACTGCTTTTATGTTAATCCCCCATGACTATGAGCATCAGATGGGAATCGAACCCATTTCTTCTGGATGGAAGCCAGAAATAATGCCACTATACGACTGATGCATAATTTGGCTCCCCGACCTGGGCTCGAACCAGGGACAACCTGATTAACAGTCAGGTGCTCTACCAACTGAGCTATCGAGGAATAAATTTGGTGGAGATGGACGGGATCGAACTCACAACCTCTGCGTTCTAAGCGCAGCACCTCTGCCAGTTGGGCTACAGGCGCATAATTGGGGGACCAGGTGAGAATCGAACTCACAACCCGCAACTTAAAAGGATGCTGCTCTGCCACGTTGAGCTACTGGTCCGAATTTTGGCGGCACCTAGGGGATTCGAACCCCTGTACACGGATTGAAAGCCCGTAGTCCTAGTCCCCTAGACGAAGGTGCCTTTGAATGGTGGAAGCGGCAGGACTCGAACCCGCGACTAAACCGTTATGAGCGGTCTGTTCTACCAACTGAACTACACTTCCATTATTTGGTACGGGCGGAGGGACTTGAACCCCCACGACGCAAGGTCACAGGAACCTAAATCCTGCGTGTCTACCAATTCCACCACGCCCGCATGACATTTTTTGGTGCGAGCAGAGGGATTCGAACCCTCATTCCCCTTCGGGCGATTGATTTTAAGTCAATTGCGTATCCCGTTCCGCCATGCTCGCATTGATGGTCGGAGTACTAGGATTCGAACCTAGGACCCCCGCGTCCCAAACGCGGTGCGCTAACCAGACTGCGCTACACTCCGATATAGAAAGTTTTCTTTTACTTTGCTTATAAGAACATACACTAAACATTTTCATAATGATAAAATATGTTCATAGAAGCAAAATACAATAGTTGTATTTCACTTTCCAATGCTTTCGATTTTTTCATCCCACGATAGGGAATTCATCATCGAAGCCGCCCGTTTGATCTATGTTTATAGTGGCATCGGGACCTCGTTTCCCATAAAGCAACTGAGTTCTATCTCAGCGCCGTCCACTTAATGAATAAAAAATCCGCTCTCAGCGGGATGAATTATATAATTATATATACGGTGCTTTCTAATGTCAATCAAAAAATGTCAATCAAAAGTGGTAGTCGTCTAGGGAATTGAACCCTACCGTTACTCCAATCCAGAGCTTTCGACCGCTTATAAGGCGATCCCGCACACCAGTGCTGACGACCAAATTCTATATCAATCAATTCAAAAATTCTATGGAGTTGTTGGCGTTTGATGTACTGTTTCACACTGTATTTTAGCCTGCTTTAACACAGACTTAGCAATTTTAAAATCTTCCGCCCACATAGAAAAATGATCTAAGTTAACCAGAGGAGTATACACTCGACTAATACCGCTTTGAATAATAAACCCCGCACATTGCGAACATGGAGTCAAAGTGCTATACATATAGGCACCAGTCAAATCACAACACGCATTTATGATTGCATTAGCCTCTGCATGAATAATACGCTTTAGTTTATCATCGCGATTATTTAACAGTTCGGGATCGTCATAAACTCCTCTTGGAAATCCATTGTATCCAGTACTGATAATGCGGCGATCACTATCAACGATAACTGCACCAACCTTAGTTCTTGGATCTTTACTCCAAGTTGCAATCTGTTTGGCCAGATCAATTAGTCTATAGTCCCAGTCGGTTGCCATTGAATTCCTCATGAAACTCATCTAATCCTTTTAGAAAACTATTGATGTCATAAAGCGAAAGTAAGGAAATTTCTTCGACTCGACTAACAGTCTTCAAATAACTTTGAATAAAGTCTGGAATTTGTTTGTGTGTTTCAAATCGCATCATAATTAAATTATACTATAAGATGAGGGCATTGTCAATGCTTATTTAAATTCTTAATATGCTTACAATAACCATGAAACTTGAATCCAACACAATCACAATTAAATGTGCCACTTGACTCAAGAATATTGTAAATTGTTCCCGTGCTACCTTTTACTTTATGGCGTTTTACACGCGGTTCTTGAATTTCAATTTTCACAATATCATTTCCACGAGTGATAGAAACGATATTATGCAAGGGAATTTCGCGCCATGGAAAAGACGTATTTCCTGTAGTCAAGTTTATACTTGCGCGATTCTTCTGCCAAGATTGCCTAGGGTAGACTGCACCACGAAACGTTTCATGTTTTGGAATAAATGCAAAGCTTACCCTGCGATCCAATTCTGAACGTTTACAAACAATGGCGATTTCCTCACCATTCTCCAGTTCCGATTCAAGCTTCATTTCTTATTCTTCTTCTTTAAAAAATCGAGTGCATTGTTGGCGACATCACGCGGAGATATGTGAAGCTTCCCATTATCATTAGGATTAATCAATAATATTATAATCACAGAAATCCAGCAACCCAAAAGAATGCCAATGAGTAAAAGTGTTATAGTTTTTCTCTACGGATGTTTGAGATGGATAGCTTTACGCAACTTCCCTAACGAAACCGGACATATCCTTTTTAGCTTTACCCTTCGCCTTTAGGGCGATGATGTTGGAATGTCCATCAAGGAAGCGAAGATCGCTATCATCACCATTGATAACAGACTTACCAAAGTATTTTGTCGGAAACTTATTCGTGCGAAACACCACAGCCACATTCATGCCGTTGTCTAACGCAGTCAATGCGTTCTTTTCATTATCTTCGGCCAAAGAAAACGTCAAATGATAATTCTTTGGCAAATTGGTGCGATTTGCGCGTTTAGTATAATCGTAGAATTGAACACCAGGAAACATTTCCATAATATTCTTACGGTTGCTAACACTGATACGTTCCCAAGGAATGTCGGAAGTACCATTCAAACGAATAACGGGGATTAAACGCATCCGTTCCGCCTTGCGAATAAGCGCCTCAATTTCCTTTACCAATTGTTTCATAAAATTGACCCTGTTTTGAAAATAAAACAACGTCTTGGAAATTCGAGACTTCTTAACATTGGAGAAAGCGCCGCGACCAGCACTATTCAAACAAACTTCAGTACATCCCGCCGTGCGATTTGGGCAAACCTCATACCCGGATATATTAGCTGGAGCCAGATATGTAATTCCAGTTAAATATCCAAGACCTTCACCCTTGACAGTCTTGGCATCGGCACTAACACTAAGCAGTTTCATGATTTTCTCTTCTTTTCAACCTTCATCATATTATTATAGTAGCATAGGGTGGCGTGTATGTAAAGGACTATTTTAGTGAATGATATCAATGAGTTAGTTAGTTCTTTATAACCATTAAAATGGGATTTTCACCGCAGGAACGGTACGTAGCTTGGAATCCGAGTGTCCACTGACACAACTATTGGTTCTACAGTCAGTTGATGTACACCCACTAATCAAAAGGGCAATCAGTCCTAATAGAACCATGGATAGAAAAACGATATGCTTCATTTTTTACTTGACTTCTTCTGTGAAAACCAAAAACATTACCAATAATCAACGTATTCGCTGATACAATTAACTTTACTTCATAAAGGGCCATTTTGTCAACCTCTGTTTCAAATATTCTTAGAGATCCTTCTTTATGCCCATATGTTCTCTCAGAAATAATATTATTTCTGACAATTTCTATAGATTGATTGTGTAGGAATTCCGCAATATCGTATGAAAATTTATTACTTTTTTCAACGTAAGCATATGGCCCCGAATCTATGGTCACTTCGTATGGAAAATACCACCATTTCACGCAAGGGAAAAATGTGTCTGAATGTAGAATTTTTTGAACATCATCATCTGTATTTTTATTGTGTATCTTCTGAACAAAAGTGTTTTGAAGATATAATGAATTTGCTTCAGAATGATCTAGTGGATAACCTATACAATCAAAGACATGTTCCTTCATGCCGCTATCATGCAAAACATATTTCAATGCTGGCTTGTCACGCAGATTGTTAATTATGTTTTCTGGGCCATTAGAAATAAACAATGGAATAGATTCCATTTCTTTTTTGACAACATCCACCATACTCAAGTTCAAGAATGATTTAATTTCAGTAAATCCGCGCCTATCAAAACTGGAGTGGTTAATCATAGGATAGTTTTTTCTTTTTCTTTTTTGATAAATCAAATGTGCGAAGAATGATCTATAGACATATATTCCAGCACGAACATCGTCTTCGGTATACTGCAATCTACTAAAATGTTTAGTAGAACTCAATAGGAGATTGATATCAATGTTGGGCGCTATGATCCCAAAACAATCTTTAGCTTTTTGTTTTATATCGGATAAAGATTCTGACGCGATAGCAGAATTAACGTGTGAACGCAATAACCTCTTCTTTTTATTGGATAGGTTTGAAAAACATGTTAAATCGAAATCAATCATTCTAGAAACGATACATTTTTACAATAGTTTTTTGCTTCATTTATGAAAAGCAGATCATTCGCTATGTTTGTGTATGATCCATCACAATGTTTGTCACTCAAAAATATAATTTTCTTATCGGGATTGAATATCAACATGCTAAAAATAAAAGCTGATGGAGCAGCATACACAACATCACTGTGATATAAAGAAAACCAATCATCTACAATATCGGCGGCTTGTCCGTATGGTCTTATACCTTCTTCTAAGGAAGACAACGTTACAGGATCAATCATTGATAGATCATTTGTAAAGATCTTAGCACTTTTGTCTTGTTTGATAGCCTCTCCAATCATATAGGCTATTGATTTTGTAGATGCTACTTTCTTATCTTTACCACGAACATGAATTCCTGTTATCAGATTCTTTTGTAATTTATATTCTTTCAAGCATATCCAATTTAAAACTTTTTCTCTGGTAGTAAATATATCTGAAGCCGCACCGGAAACCCAATATGGCGTCTTAAACATTGTTGGTATGTTGATTACGCGAAATTTCACATTAGTTATAACATCAAGTTTACTTGAAGCATCATACGCAAGCCCGCTAGTATTCACACAAATGATTGGATCTTTATTATCATTCAGTGTAGCCAACCCAACAGCAGATTGAAGAAGTTGAACTCCCATCTGCCCACGAATATGAATTCTCTGTGAGTTTGTGTTTAGTGTTTTTTTCATAAGATTATTTTCATTACATCTTGGGTTTAGATTGACAACACTATCGAGATGGCGAGCATAGCGCCAAGTATAAACAACCAAGGAAACCAACGATGGGCATACATTGCAACGATGCGCCGCCGTGCCCGACTTAATACTTTCATTATGTTCTCCCTCGATTATAAACTATTTTACCGCCATTTTTAGCTGCCATTAGGAATATCGACCTTATAATCAATCATTATTATCTCCAATCATCCTGACTTATCCAACCCCAAGAATCTTTAA